AATCTCCTGCCGTCCGTCGGTGATAACTCACCGCACGGGCAAAGCCGGCTTTGGTGGTGACGGCTGGTTGGCAATGAGACTCTGTTGCTTTAACCCGTATCCAACAGCCACCGCAGCTGCCGCTGCACCGAGTATCGGCCCAACAAAAGGGATCCCGGAGAGAGATTTATATGCATTCATTGCCATTTGCGCCGTGGTGATAGCTGCCTGAATCATATCAAGCTTTTTCTGCGCCTCAAACTCTTCTACCTGTATTTCCCACAACGCAAGGGCCGTCTCTTTCTCCACGGCCTTTTTCTTGTCAGCGTATTCCTGATCTATCTCGGCTTTTCGGACAGCATTCTCAAGATCAATCAACTCCTCTGCTGTGGCGGTATCCCTTTTAGACTCCAAAAGACGCTCAGCCTTCTCAAGCGCACCTTCCTCAGCCAGCCCAGCAAGCTCCAGGTCCCTCTGGTGTTGTGTCTCAATAATCTGTAGTTGCTGATCTGAGGACTGCCTAACCGCCTCCGCTTCATTCTCAAGGCCCATCATCCGGTTATTAAGCCCGGCAGATGCGAGGCCCGCGATGGTGTTGTAGTATCCAATCCACTCTTCGGCCATTCTTTCAAGATGTTCTTTGAGGCTTTCCTCCTCTTCTTCCTCATCCTCCTGAGCAGCGTTTAAAGCCTCGTTTGATGAAACCGACCTTAGTTCATTTTCCTCTTCTAGTGCATCCCTTAAATCTTCGGTCCCACCTTTAGTTAGCTCAGCCAGTTTGTTGCGAAGATTCTCAAGCACCGCGATTGCCATCGGACCGCTTTTGAACGTTTCAAAATATGCGATCTGTCCTCTGATCGCATCGATGCGTCCCTGCTTTGTTTTGCTGTAGGCATCAGTAAGGTCCTCCATATAGTCAATAGTGTCATCTTGATTATCTACCCCTTGACTCTCAGCTTCATTCAAATTGTTTTGCTCTTGTACTCTCCGCATTAGACTGCCGAGAATCGCCTCTTCCGCTCTCACTCGAGATTCAAGTTCCTCGGTGCTCTGCTTGAATGAGCCAAGGATACTATCCTCACCGCCCTTTATTTTGCTCTGTAGGTCTAGTTGTGTTCTTAGCTTACCAACCTTGCTCTCTTGTAGTCTCAGCTGTTCCTGAATGGATAGGGTCTCGCCAGCGGCCTTATCTTCCAAGATTGCGCGGAGGTCGAGTATTTCCGTCCGTGCTTCCGTGATCCCGGTTACCCAGTCAGTAAGGCCCGTTACGAACGGCGCTATTCCCTCGGCAACTGCCTGGCCTAGAGTCTCTTTAAGATCTCCGGTTGCATTGTCTAACTGCTGCAATGCACCAAAAGCACTATCAGCCTTACTCTTGGAGACCTCGAAACCTCCGGCCATGGCCTCTTGGACGAGCGCCATTTTCTCTGAGTCTGTCGTCGCTGTTCTCAAAGCAGGGATGTATCGCTGTAAAGTGGTGAACTCTCCATTGAGTGCATTAGCAACGCCACGGATGGCCTGCTGTGTGCCCATACCAAAGGCATCAGATAGACCGATTGCCCCTTTGATCGCCATCTCCATCTCACCATCAGCAACACCCATGGCCGTCGCCATGCTCATCATCTCTATTGTTGCCTCGTCTCCAACCGTTGTAACCCTCTGTATCTCACTGGCAAGACTGGTGTATTTTGAGAATACATTATCAACCTCTTGCCCCGACGCTTCGATCGCCGCCCGGAGGCTAGACTCTGCATCAATCTGTTTACCGTATAGGCCTATTGATTCTTTTATCGTTGCACTTATTTTCTTATACGCACCAATGGCCGCCGCTGCCATCCCGGCAAACATTGCAATTGATTTACCGGAGAACGATTTTGTTTTTTTCTCGGAGGTTTTTAGTGATTTATCGTACTGCTTTGTATCGCCCGTTACACGCCAGACGAGATTGCCTAATTCATAATTCGCCATACTCGCCCCTTATATCATGATAACCATACTAGCCCGTCTTTTTCCGGTTCTTCCCATATCCAATTCTTCAACCCGTCAGATAACTGCGCTACAACAATAGCATTCCTTGTAGCAGGTGCGTCCATGCCATGCAAAAACTCATCTTCGCTCACCGGACGCCAATGCTTATTCAATGCCGACACAAGTCGGTCACGGTGAAAAGACTATTTTTTTTACTCGTCGGCGCGTCCTTGGTTATGTCTTTCTGGATGCAATCAAAGACAAAATTATTAACATCGTCCACGTCCGTCTTACGTCTCCACCACTCAGCATTGTACTCCCGCCCATTGGTCGTAAGTATCTCATTCAGCATATCACTACGTATCTCCGTTATCTCCCTAACTAACCCACGCTGCTTTTTTTAAGGTCGCGGAAGCCCCGGCGCATCTCGGATGTATCCTCTTTAGTGATATCCTCAGCCTGCTCGGGTAAGTCGGACAACTCATCCACGAGCTGCAACATTTCGTTGTACCGCTCGCGGACGTAGTTATTAACAAACTTGATATCAAAAGTCTCTCCTCGAATATCAAATATCATATCCGCTACCCCTTGATGTAGTAGCTGAATAGCTGGCGTCCGTCGGCCCTCTCAAGATTAACATTGCCTTGGAAGGTTATCGGCATCTCCTCAACCCCATCTTCATTGGCGCCCTTGAAATTAAACTGAAAGCCCCCGCTTGTCGGGTTGGCACTATAGATCTCGAAGCTCCGGTCAATTGCAGCTGTGTCGTCGGTGTGCTCTATTTTGAGACCGAAGGCGTTGAGTACCTGGGTAGACGTCCCGGCGTAGATCGTAGTACCTGCAAGCGGGTCGTTGTCGCCAAAGTCAATGGTAACGGTCTCAGACTCTGCCACCGATGCCGAACCGGTCGTACTGATAACTATCGAGTAACCACTTGCCGAGGTGCTGTCACTGATGATGAAATAGTCAGTTGCATCCATCTCGCCAGATTCGCTTGCCTCTACACCAGTAATAACCGGAGCCGCTGAGAACCGTATCGGCTCGCCTGTTGCTGTGACTATCGCTTTAATTTCAATGGGCTTTTTTTCCTCAAACCCTGCAATAACTTGGTCGGTAATGTTGGCGCCGGTTACCGTCGCAGCCGCTGTATTAACTACCTCGAACATCCCGCCGCCGAGTTTATCTATGGCCTCCGGCTCCAGGTTGATTAGCGTCAGTGCTCCGTCAATTAGCATGTCACTGATCTGCTTTGCGAGTTTACCAGAGTTGGCCGTAGCCACTTGGTTCTCTGAATAATTGAGTGCGAATGTAACCGCACTGTTGATGGCCCCAATATCGTGCCATCCGGTCCCATCATCGACGGAAACTTTTCCGCCATCTGGAAAACCTATGTATCCTTGTTTCGTAGTTTGCACTGGCATTTTTTTATCTCCTTCGTACTGTTAAACTAACCGGCGTGTTATACACATCGGCTGCATCGGCAGGTGGTATTGTCCCGCCTATTTCTATTACCCCGTGATACGCATATCCACCGACGGTGGACGTAACCCGGTTGATGGCGTCCCTAACTGCTACCGCCAACCCTAAACTATTATAACCCAAATCGGACCGACAATCTATAGACCACACTGCGTAAAAGTACTCTAGTGATGCATCGTACGCTCCTGAGAGGTAGAAATTAATCGTTGTAAGATTACTCACCGTCTCCGGTACCATGCGTGCGTTGTAAATATCGGTCGTGATATCCGTGACACCGGCGTCGGTACTGAGTGTAGAGTAAATAAAATCGCCTCCTAATGTATCAGCCATTTTTCTTCTGCCTCTTCTTAAACTCGCGCTCCATCGCCTCACGCCCCCATTTATTTGCAATCTCAGAGGCATCCGATCCACGCACCGCATCAGCAGCTGGCCGGAGATATGGTTGTGCCGCCTTGTTCCTCGTCCCAAACTCCTGATCTATGGCGTACTCGACGTTACTCCCAACTACGGCCTCAATCCCATCCGGCGCATCAATCTTGGAGCTCTGTCCCCCACCGACTGCCGGGGAGAACCCACCGTCTCTTGGAAAGCCGAAAGAGTCGGAACTCCAGCCCTTTGACCACATAATCGAATTGCGAAGTGTGCCGCCTAAATATTGTGCTACTGGAGCATTGGTAGACGCCTGGCCCTCAATCTTGATAGCCGTCTGGACGATAGCAGCCTTGAGTCCTTCCAAGCCGCCCGCCTTTGCGAAGATATTACGTGTCCTTTGCACCTCAGTCCCCATTGCTACGCCTCCACTTGACTACCGTGATCTCACCAAGTCCGGCCACATCATCCACGCCGGTTATATAGTGGTCTACCCCGTCAATCTCCATCAACATAGTGGTTTTGACTATGATACCCGGGGGCAAAATGGCCCGCCCAACCGCCTGATTGACGAACTTGTCGTTGACATTACTCTCATTGCTGTTGTCCGTCCAGTAGTTTATATCAACGGTCGCAACAGTTGCCTCGGTTTCCTCTGGTATGCCCGTGTTCGGATTAACTGAAGTTGTTTTTGATTTAATTATTGCTGTTTTGGTGCGCCAATCGGCAAACATCAATAGCCCCTCGCATATCTCTGCAATCCCATAATGGCCCATCTCGGCACTCCAAACCTGCCATCAATTTTACCATTACTATAACTCACACTCACAGGCCCCATGCTGCGGGAAACAATCCCTGCATCGTTAAAGTCTTGTCGCTGATCCTGTATCATCCACCACACTAATTTGGCGATAACTGGCAGATACGCAATATTGATCCCGATTGTCGCAGTCGTGTCACCTGTTGCAGTAGCCGCTGAACTCATTTGGATTTTATTATCGTGGATGCTCGTAATGGACGTATCAGCTGCTATACCAACTCCCGATATCTGTGCGCCCATTTCAACGTACCCTCCAGGGTCAATATATGCAGTCGCCGACCCTGCTACAGTCTTCATTAACACCAAGTCGGCCCACTGCCGCCTAGTTATCTGCTGCACCTTGGCCTCAGTGATTGGTATCATCGCTGTTATGGCAGTGTCGTGAGTTGTATCGCTTATCCCGAGATATGTTTTTACCTGCTCCAAGGTTATCATTCTGATTCCTCGATTGCATCGGAGATCATCTTCTTGGACCATCGCTTATTAATGGTAATCCCAGCCAACTCGGCAAGCCCGATAAGCTCATCTTTTGTATAGCTGTCAATGGTTGCCGGTTGTCGATTGCATTTTTTGGCATGTATCCGGTAAACTTTATCGCTGTACTCTCCGCCACATATAGGACATGTCATATACACCTCCTCAAATACTTTATAAGATAGCGAGGGCCAAAGCCCCCGCCATTGCGATTAACCCAAGAGCCGAACTGCGAGCTCAGGATACATAGTCTTGACCCCATAAAGTACGTCAAAACGGATCTGATTTTTATCGGTACCAAAGGCGTAGTCCATGATGATTCTGATACTAAGTCCCCGGTAGTTGAGGACCGCGCTATTCGCCCCGCCCATCGGTGCTTCAAGAGGTGCCATTGCGAGAGCAAAAGCATCCCGGTGAAAACCGAGGTTGGCAACATGCGCATCAGCACTCTCGTCTGGGAAGGTTACAGCGTCAGATGCAAAATCGTCGAAAGCCATCGGAAGAGCAGGGTAGATATTGACTGTCGCAATATCACCTGCTACCGCTACCGCAGTCTCAGCCGTGACAACAAACTGATAGCCGTCGATAACAAGCAAGTCACCCTTAAGCAACTTGGCAGTCGATGCCCCGGCAGCGCTCTCAAGTGTGATCGAGGTAGCCCCCGCACCCACCGGCCGCAATTATCACGTCTGTGAGGGCCGTATATCCACCGGCAGTATGGGTTTTGATCTGGCCGTCAGAGGCAAGAGTCATCCCGTAAACCTGCCCAAGGATACCCTGGCGCAGAGCCGCATTAGTACCGGACTTGTCGACCTCAACGATGGAGTCGAGCGCCTGAAACTTAGCCAGTGCATCATAATCCATAACGAGCGCCCGACTATCCATCGGCGCATTGTTATTATTCAGGACTTTGCCAACATTGGCGAGATCAGGAAGATCATCCGGCGTGCTTCCGCTGGTCCCGGTGAAATACGGTATATCAGTGTACAATCCCAGAATATCGCTGTTAACATTCTCGGCGATAGCCGTGACCGCTGGCACAACAACGATGCGCTCAAAGTCATCGATATTCATAGTCATCTCTTTCGAGGATAACGACCGCGCGACTCCACGCTGTTTATCGAGCGTGACATTTACACTGTTTTCTTTGGTGTCAGAGATATTGCCGCTGATATCCCCGGAAGTGTCAATCGATGTTGCCCGAACAGGTTTGCGTACCTGAATGGTGTCGCCCTGTCGTGCAAAGGTCCCATCATACTCGCCTCTGTAAACCAAAGGCAGCATCGCTGTATTCTCTGCGAGCAACGGGAGTGCCCGTTCTGCAATTAATTCTGCTGTTACGAAACTATTGGTAGCCATATGTGTCTCCTTATCTAATTTTTTTAGGTAGGCATACGCCCACCATCATTCTAAAAATGTACCCTTCAGCCGTGACTTTACGTAATCCTCTCCATGAGGACCGTCGTCACCTTCTGGCCGTGGGTCCGCTTCCGGCTTTCCGCCTGAAAACTTCTCCTTGATTTTCTTGTCAAGCGTGCTTGTCCATGCCTCTTTAGCCTTGGTCACGAACGCCTCAAGATACTCGCCTCCGCTTTCGCCCATCTGAACAAACGCATCAACGTCATCCGGCGTCAGCCCGATATCAGAAATGCCGAGCTCCTGCGCCTTCTTCCGCAGTGACTCACGCCGCTCTGTAGTAGCTTTTTCATTGTCAGCTTTAGCAATCCGCTCCTCAAGCTCACGGATCCGCTTGTCTGCAGGCGTCTCCTCCGGGTTCAACTCTTTGCGGATCTTGCCGCGCTCTTCTTCGATTAAACCCGGCAATTTTTCAGACATAAACCTTTCATCATGTCTTTCAACCGCCTTACTGATTTCAGCATCAATAATCCGCTTGACCTCTTTGTTTTTGGCAAGGTCTGCCGCCCGCTCAGGGGTAACTCTTGTCACATCCTCTACAAGCTCCACACCCTCCTTAACGTCAGCATCGTCCTTGACGTTCGCCTTGATCCACTCAATAAGTTTATCCATTTTTTCCCTCCCAGTTATACCGTCCATTCAGGCTATCCCGAATACACTTTTAACCACGGTTAATCTATAGTATACACCATATATCAATACGTGTAAAGCTATGTGTAAAGTTGTCCATATTTATTTTCTTTTAATCCCACCTCATTAGCCCAGCTTTTAAATGACTTCATCCCGATTATATCATTCTCCCCAGTCTCTGGGTTACGGGCACGCCTGGTCTCAGGCTCCCAGCCATCAACGATGTCGATAGTCCGCTCGCGATCGTTGATATCCCATCCCGGCACACCCGAGTTGCCAGGCACAATAACCTTGACTCCTCCCGGATAGGTAAACTCACCGTTATCATCCTCGTACTGTCCGTCTACCTGTGCCGATTGTGGCCGTGTAGAGTCATCAAGGACAGATACTATCATCCTGCGCAAGTTAACGCCCTCGGCCTTTGCGTTCTGTGATGCGGCATAATGCCCGAGGGCACGCGTCCGGTGTGTCTCCGTGAGGATTATCCTGCTGGCATTATTACGTGATATTGCCATGGTGCGCGTGAGGTCGCTTGTTGCCTGCCTAACCGATTTGCCTTGTATCAGAGACTGTACGACTGTATCCTGCACGCGCTTAAGATCTGCGCCTCGGCGTGTCAGCAGGATGTCGCGCAATGTGCTACCGTGCGCCGGTTTATAATTCTTTATATCGCCAAACCTATCGGCGTATTTCCTCTGCAACTCGGTGAAGCGCTCTGATGCACCAGATACCGCCAACTCTACCAGCTCAGTTGGCAAGCGTGTAAAACGGATCTTAACCCCCTGCGCCGTGTTTGCAGCAAGCGATGTTGCGTATTGGCTCGCATAAAAACTATTGGACATTGCAAGCTGTGCTGCCTCATTAACGGCCACCCCGGCACGTCGTGCAGCCTGCAGATATGCCGTGCGCACCTGGCCCTGTAGTTTAGTTAGACGGTCATATTTCATCACCTCCTCGTAATACTTCCCCTCCGGTACCCCATCGAGGACCCTGGCATACAGCTTATCAAGCTCGCCTTGTATCTGATTGCGTGCCTCCCGATAGTGTCGGGTTAACTCTGCGTTAAATGCTTTAACCTTTGCATCTATACTCTCGTCGGTTGCCTGGTGGAAGCGCTCAAGCGTCATCATCCTCAGCCTCCCCTGGTATCTCAAGGGTCATATCGACCTGCTGTGATATCCTCTCAAGCTCCCGCTCCACATCCGGCACTATTGTGTTCGGCAACATTTTCAAAATTGTTTCCTCTGACAAAATACCAAGAAGCTGTTGTGCTATCTGGACCCTGCCAGCCTCGTCTACAGGCAAGTTGCGCTTGTTGTCAATGATAATCTCATAGTCATCAGTCGGATACTGCCTAGCCCCGGCATTGATCCCGGAGCTGATAAGCTCATACCGGCCGTTTATACCTTTGTCAAAATATAAATCTATCTGCGCCGCTTTAAACTCTAGCCCCAAGAGTTTATAGGCAAGTGCTACGCCAGAGGAGTTACCAACGAAGTTCTCATCAGAGAAGTCCGGTACTTTAATGGATTTGTGAAACAGCCGTTCGAGCCTGTCGGCGAGTTGCTGATAAAAAGATGTGATCTTACCCAGGTCCTTCTCAAGATATTCGGGCCACCTATCGAAATCGCCAAGATCATCAATCACATTCATCTCGCGCAGTTTATCAATAAACTCTTTATCCACTTTTTGTGGAAACAGTGCCATTACCGCATTGAAGCGATCCACCTCGTTAACCGAGGATGAAAGGAGTTTGTCCTGCGCATCGATAAGCCCCTTCTCAGCCTCAAAAAATGGTTGCTGCTGCGTGTTTATCGCGTAGATATTAATAGGCACACGCCCGTATGGATGTAACCGTATCCCGCTCTCCGTCCAGGATCCTGATCCATCCCGAGTATAGTCGGTAATATCTACATCTGTGTAGACTGATGCCCTTGGGCAAATAACCGCGCACGGTCGTAGAAACGAACTGCTCCGACCAACTCAGGCTTGAGACTGCCATCATAGACAAGCTCAATCTCATTCTCCGGCACCCTCGCAAACTCAACAGCATCATCATACCAAAACAACTCAAATGCACGGCCGTGCACCAGTGCCTCTTGATATAGCTCAGCGGTGAGTCTATCACTGTCGTTTGCGCTCTCAATCTCGCGCACTAGTTGGATATATGTATCAATACCTGCATCCTGCTGTACGCTGGCGTCTGTACGGATGTTATCAATCTCGACCGTTCTGTAACCCGGCATCGCAGCATAGCCTGCCATATCCTCAACGGCCATCTTAGCAAATGGTATCGCTATCCGATTGTCCGGCTCGCGCCGTTGCTCGCGTGATTCTATCCACGGGTTTCGCCCGTAGAAATAGCTCCGGTTCTGCCGATACACAGCCTGCCGCCGTGCGTTCTGGTCGTGTAATTCTTTCATTGTCTGTTCATTCATAACTCACTCCTTAAATCCCCGGCACGTATGAGAGCTTCGGCGTCCCCTTGCTCCTCATCACATCCTCTAATGCATATCTAAGGCTGTCGATAAGATGATTGTGTTTGTCCTCGAGGACGGGTGTTGGCTCTCCAGTCAACCTATCCAATTTGTAACTGTAAAGTTTCATTTCATCGATAACATGTTTGCACCGTGGATGTACGACAATCTCGTTAAAAGACTTGATAAACTCGACTCCATCCTCAACCGATCCCTTGCCTTTCCTCGACTTTCGTATCCTGAAGCCCTGCCGCTTGAGATAGTTGATTGTCTCAGGTCTAGCAGAGTCGGCGGTGATAGTCCAATCGCGCGCACCAGGTATGTGATCGAATAGCTCGCCTGTCTTATCAATATCAACTCTAACACCGTATGCCTCGTAATCAATGTATAACGTCCGGTTGTCTATGTAACAACGTACCAGGGCCGTCGGATCAACGGAGAAGCCCCAGTCGGCACCAAAATAAAACTGCGCATTATCCGGCGTCTCGATAGGCTCAATGCGCCATCTGCCACCAAATACCTGCGCCTGACTTGCCGTACGTGGCTCGCCCTCCCAGATATGCAGATATTTGTCTGTGTCGTGTGCGCGGTCCCACTCCATCTCACGGCGAAGCACCTCCGGGAACCATGGGTTATCACTGTGATTAACTCTACGCACTATCGCGTCCGCTCTATCGGTCTTAACAAACCGTGTATATATCGGATCCTCCGGCGAGTCGGGGTTAAAGGTAAACCATATTTCGCTGTCCGGCTTCCTGATCGACGGTATAAGTAAGTTAAGCGACTCATTACTAATCGTATCAGCCTCCTCCACCCATGCGATGTCAATCCCCTCAGTACCTTTAACCTTCTTCGGGTTGTGCCGTAGCCCTGCGAATATAAATGTACTGCCATTTTGCGACACGATGGAATCTCGCTTGATCTCATACACCGAGTCAAGCCCCATCTTATCTATCTGATCTGAGAGGAGTGCATGGACACTATCGGAGATTGATGACTGATACTCACGCGTACACAGGACGCGCAACGGCTGCTCAATTGCACGCAGGAGTAAAAGCCTTGCTACCGTCCATGATTTAGCACCACCCCGGCCGCCGTACCAAACTTTGTATCTCGATGGAGTCTCAGAGTCTTTGAAGGCTGGAGCAACTTCAATCGTCTTCACTTTTACCCCACTGGACTTTAATACTCAGATCGGCACCCTCGGCGCCGGTTATCTCGGTGCGCTCGGTGAAGCCGCGGCGCTTGCCCTTGGTGGACAAAAAGCCACTTAGCATCCTGAGTATTACCCTCATTAATCGATTGATACAATTTACTCTCTGCCATATCTAGGATTTTCTCCGTCTCATCCTCGAGGGCCTGCGCTGTATCCTCCCACTTCAGACACCAGCGTTTTGGCTGTGTGCCAGTCGCAAGACAGGCGCCTTGCGATGGTAGACATCACGGCTCCTGAGTCTTGTATTGCTGTAAAAACGTCTTTTTTTCTCATACTCTACTCATTCGGACATTTTGGCACTGTTGATATATCAAAATACTCTCCATTTCCCATTTATTTACCTCTTTACGGGTGCCATTTTACTCGTTTGTATACTTAACCATTGAGCATATATCTGGCTAGCTATATGCGCAA